CACAAATTGATGGAAATAGTTGATGACTATTACATGATTAAGAATCATTGGAAGGAGTTCTTATTGGAGGCTTATGCTAAATGTAAGGACGCTTTGAAGACAGTTTTATTTAAAATCAAGAACTACGTCTTCAATGTAGAACATTTAATGATGATTTGTACTGTTGGAGGAGCAGGTTACATGGGTTATAAAGCCTACTGTGCTTCGTTGGCTAAAGACAAAATAACACAAAGTATGTCAGGCGATGTGTCAACACACAAATATCGTGAAGACAGAAAACCGTTAAATAGATATACTATGGGTATTAGTGATAATATCCAAGATTTATGTGTTGTTGCACAAAGAAATATGTGTGAAATAACTACTATTATTCCTACTGAAGATGGTAGAATGATCACACAAACTATGTGGGGAGTTTTTGTCGGTGGATCTTTAATGGTCACTCCAAAACACTTGTGGAAACGTGGTAATTCATCAGTTAAGAACGGTGATAAGATCATTATTTCTAGTAAGGGACAAAAATATCACATCACTTATAGCGATAGTGATATTTATTTTGATCCGGACAGAGATATTGCTTGTCTCAATACTTGTGGTAAATTACCAAACTTGAAATCAATTGAACATCTATTGATGGATGAAACCACAAAAGTTTACAATGAAGATAACAACGGATTCCTTATAATTCCAGTTGGTGAAACTATTGTAACACATAATATCAATGCTTACATTAGAAATGCACCATATATTGATAATTTTGGTGGAAGATATGATGGTAAGGAGATTTGGCAGTATAACATCAAAACTATGCAAGGAGACTGTGGATCAATAATGGTTCTAAGTTCGGGAGGTAAGGTCACTATTTGTGGTCTACATGTTGCAGGAGATTCGTATACAGGAAACTCTGAAATTTTGGATAAGCTATTTGTTAATGAAGCCAAGAATTTCTTTACAAGAAAGACTCAAGGTTTTGCTACTGATGCTATCTTAGAAGATGAGGAATTCTTTGATGCTGTTTCAGATTTGGATGAAGGATTTATATTCTTGGGAAAGACTATTAATGCTCCATTTCAGAGTGTTAAGACATCTATAGTTAGGAGTCCATTTTATGAGGTTTTACAACCACATACTTCCGAACCAGCAGTTATGCAACCTTCGGATCCAAGAATGGATGGTATAACATCACCAATGCTTACTTCTATTAAAAAGTATGGTGATTATGTTGCACCATTTGATGAGGAATTGCTGAATAAAGCATTTAATATCGTGAAAACATTTTACGATCCTATGAGATTGAACAAATTTACTGTTGATTCTCATACTGATGCTATTAATAGTAAAAATACACCATTTTTGGAAAAGTTGGATATATCTACCTCAGCCGGATACCCTTGGTCAGTTATGCGTAAAAATAAGAAGAGTCTTATTGACAACAATGACGGAGTACTGAGTATTAAGGAGGAATTACAGAATAAATTGAACACTTGTGAAAATTTATTGGACAAGAAAACTATGTTTCCATATACTTTAACAACAACATTAAAGGATGAAAGAGTTAGTTTAGCTAAGGTTAAAATTGGTAAAACTAGAACTTTCATGAATTTTCCCGTTGAATATACTATTTTGATGCGAAAGTATTTTGATAGTTTTATTGATGCCGAAACACAGTATGCCAGAGAAATTGGAACAACTGTAGGAGTTAATATCTACAGTTCAAATTGGGATTCGTTATATGTTGAATTATCTAAATTCGACTATCATTTGGATGGTGATTATAAGGCATTTGATGGTACTATTAGACCAGAATTCTTTAGATATTATACACGTCTTGTCAATAGTATGTATAATGATGCTTATTATAACCATAGAACTTTATTAGTTAATGGTTGTTGTTTTGCACCAATTTTTGTTTTAGATAAGGTGTATATGAAATTAAAAGGAAATCCATCCGGATCTAGAATAACCACATCATTTAACAGTTTCACCAATAGAATGTATGTTGTTATGAGTATTTTAAATAAAATACCATCAGTTTATCATACACCAGAATTTTTTAAAACTAATATGAAGATGTACGCACATGGAGATG